TCATGGTTCTATGATCTATGGTGCTACGTCCCTGAAGATGAAAGTGGAGATTGGAAACGCTGGAGCTTCACCACCATAGACGGGGGCAACGTACCAGCAGAAGAAGTCGAAGCAGCAAAATCCCAACTGGACACCAGAACATTCAAACAGGAATTTGAAGCAAGTTTTGAGAATCTCACTGGTCTCGTTGCAGTCTCCTTTTCAGATTCCAACATTTCTACTGAAGCCGAGGACATATCCATCGCCCCACTCCTCCTGGGAGTC